AGTGGTCGACGGCGCGGAGTCGTCCAGTCTCGCCGATGAGGACGCGGTAGCGGGCTTTTACGAGCGCGCCTATGTCGAGGGCCTTCTTGATGTAGATGGAGGCGGTGTGGCCTGCCTTGAGTTTCCATTTCTTGGCCCACTGGTCACGGGTCAGGAAACCCTTCGGGGGCTTCACGGCGCTGCGGTTAATCTCGGCCATGACAGCCAGGAGCACCGGGTCGTTACCGACGCGGGTGTATAGCATCTTCCTCTTTGATTTAGCCATGACGGTCAGGGGGTGAAGGTCTTCAGGTCTTTCGTCCAGATCCATTCGTTGCCCATCTTGTGGACAAGCCATGCCTTATAATTCCCGCCAGCGGTTATAAAGCCCGCGACGAAGCCCGAGCCCCAGCGGGCGGTGGCTAGGCGGTGAGCCGAATAGGTCATGTCTTCCTTGCGGCATAGGCATCCAGCTGAGAAGGCATTCCCGCCTCCGTGCTTCGTCAGGGCGATGCTGGCGAGGTTGTGCGTGTGGCCGTGGATGAGGGCGCCGCCTTGCTGGGCGTAGTGCAGGCCCTGGACGATCGTGGCGTTCGCGCCGTGAGCGTAGCCGTGTACCATCGTGACCGGGCCGAGGCGATAGACTCCCTTGTCGGCGTGGTAAGGCAGGATGACCTTGGCACCGCATTTGCGGGCGTGGGCGTTGATGTGGTCTTTTACCCCTTGGCAGTAGTCGCGTACCAGGGCGGAGCCTGAGCCTTGCGCCGCGTCGAGCCGGTGTTCGTGGTTGCCCCATAGCCAGACGTTAGGCCGCCAGCGGGTGAAGAAGTCCTTGCCCTCCTCGATATCGGCCTGAAGGGACTCGGCGCCTTCCTTATCCGTGCCGACGCCCTTACGCAGGGAGCGGAAGTCGTACTGATCTCCGCCGGCCACGCGGATGTCGGGCTTGAAGTCCTTGGTGAACTCGAAGAGGGCAGCGAGGGCCTGCGGGTCGGCCATGTCGCCGTGATTGTCCGACGCGTAGATGAACTTGGTCAGTTTGCTCATCGGGCGTTGATGTAAGGGATGGGCTTGCCGGAGTCGAAGGCCGCCAGCATCTCGTCACGGCGCTTGCGGGCCGTCTCAAGGTCCGTGGCGATGTTCTCGACGATGTCCGTGCCGCGACGACGCAGGCGGAACCAATAGCAGTCGCCGAGTTTCTGGAGGTGGTGGTTGGGGTTCTCGGCCTTGGTATAGACCACCTTGTCGTTCCGGCCGATGCGGGTATACTTCGGGCAGGCGAGCAGGAAGGCGACGCGGTCAGGGGACAGGCCGACCTTGCGGGCCCATGCCAGCGTCTCGGCGTTCAGAGTCTCCATGAGCGGGCGAGGTTGCGTCCTTCGGTCATGATCTGGTTGCGGGCGTTCGGCTTGAAGATATACTCCTGGTCGAACAGGTGGGACGCACGTATCTCGGCGATGGAGTCCAGTTCCTCGTCGTTGGCAGGGCCGACGCCGGCGGTGGCGACGTAGATGGTGCGGACCTTCCAGCCTTTCTCCCAGAGGATATCCTGGCAGACGCGCAGCTCGTTGACGTAGCGCCAATCGGAACAGACGACCGTCTCGGGGGAGGGCTGGTCGTGGTGCTTCATCACCGGGCACCAGTTGGCGAAGTGGCGGGCGAACACGTCCCGATCTAGGCGGCGGGCGAACTTTCCTGCGTGGACGAGGAAGTCGCGGTTATCGACCTTGAAGTCCTCCTTGAAGAAGTCCCCATCAAGGCCGAGGTAATCCATGTAATGGTTCGCGGCCTCCTTGAGGGCGTCAGCGAAGTTGATGTGCTCGGCGGGGCGATTGGACCACTCGAGGATGCCGGAAGCGAGGGTGTCCTTCCCAGCCCTTGCGTACCCACTTACGAGGACAAGGGTGGGAGGAGCCATCGGCGTGGGAGCGTCGGTCACGAGATTAGAAGGGAGGGTTTTCGGGAGGCGCGTCCTGGACGACAGGCTTCTGGGAGCCCTTGGGGAAGGTCAGCTTGTACTTGAACTGGGGCTTGCCGTTCCACTCGCCGTTCGGGATGGCCTCGACACCGATCAGGCAGGTCTTGCCGCAGGCGGGCTCGACGTACTGCATGAACTCGGCGGGGGTGGCGTCCATACGGATCTCTTCGGTGAAGGTGCCGGAGAACTTGCCGACGAGCATGGCGAGGGGCTTGGCGTACTTGGAGCCGTAGGACTTGCTCAGGCAGTTGCCCTGGTCGTCGAGGAAGAACAGGCGGGCGGAGGAGGTGCCGTCCTCGTTGTGCTTCACCTTCTCGAACTTCGGCTTGATGAGCTTCAGTTTGTAGGTGCCGGACACTTCGATGGACTTGAGGGGCGGACGGTCTTGGTTGGGCGGGTTCATGGATTAGGCGAAGTTGATGTTCGTGGCGGCGGTCGGCTTGGCGGCGATGTCGATGGTGGTGATCTGCTGCGGGTAGGCGGGCCAGTGGCCGGAGGCGGTGCACTCCTTGTAGAGGGCCAGCGCCTTCTCGAAGTCGAACGCGGCGCCGGTCATCAGTTCCGGCCCGAGCTCGTAGACCGCGTGGGCGTAGGGCGGCTCCTTCTCGACGGCGATGAAGCGGAAGCCGAGGACGCGGCACTTGTAGGCCGACTCGACGGCGTGCCGGTAGAAGTAAGCCTGGAGGGCATACTTGTATTTGCGGACGGCCTGCAGGAAGCCGTGAGCGCTGGCGTCTTCGCAGGTCTTGAGGTCGTAGATATAGCCGTCGTCGGAGATGCCGTCGATGGCGCACTTGACCAGCGTGTCACCGATGAAGGCAGTGAACATCACCTCGGTCTTAGATAGGACGATGCCGTTGTCCTTCATGCACCGGGCGGCGGAGTTGGCGACCGCGTCGACGAGGGATCCCTCTTCGGCGGTCAGGATGGCCTTGCCTTCGTTGGATGAAACAAACTCGGCCCACTCGGCCTTGCCTTCCTTCGTGCGCTTATCGACTTCGGGGGCGATGGCGTGCGTGGCGTTGTAGGCGTCGAGGCCCTCAAGGGCGAGCTTGTGGACGGCGGTGCCGACGCGGAGGGCCTTGGAGTCTTCGCGGGTTCGGGCGAGGTACGCCTGGTAATGGGCGGGGGACTTGAGCAGTTCCTTGGCGCCGGATTGGTTCAGCGCTTGGATGCCGTCATAGATGACGCGTTCGGTGATGAGGTCGGGCATGGTGTTTGGTGTTCTGGGTGTTGGTGGAAATCACAGGCTGTCGTCCTCGGGGGAAGACTCCTCGACGCTGGCCGAGATGCGGCGCACGTCCTCAAGGGCCGACTCGCCGGCATTCTCCATGGCCTCAAGGGTGTTCCGCAGGACGCGCAGCTGGACGACCAGGACATGGACCCGGTCATGGAGGGGCTTCACTTGGGCCGCCTCGTCAGCCGTCTCGACGTGATCGGTGAAGACGCTGAGTTCGGTCAGGGCGGCGGAGGCGAGGTCAGAGAGCGTCGTGAGGTCTTCGACGTGCATCTCGACGCGGGAGGCGAGGGACTTGACCACGGCGAGGTCGCTGGTGACCTTCTCGACGAGGCGCTGGATGTTGTCGCGGTTGGTCATTGGCGGGTCGGTGTGAAGGTAAGTTCCTTTATCTCGCCGTTAGGAGCAAGGGTGAAATAACGGACCTGCGAACGGACGAGCGAAGGGTAGGTCTTGCGCTTCCACGCGTTGAGGTCGGTCAGGAAGTCGGCGTGCTTGCGGGCCGTCATCTCGACGTAGGGGAAGCCGTCCAGGAAGAGGAGCAGGGCGTACTGCTTCGGGACGGTGGCGGCGATGCGCTCGATGCCCTTGGGGAGGGTGCTCATTTGCCGAACCGGGCTTCTTTCCATTTGGCGATGGTCGCGATCATGATGGCCTTGGAAATCTGGCATGTGATCATGCCGGAGCCGAGGATGTCCTCCATGACGCGGGAGAGTTCGTTTCCTGCGTAGCGCAGTTCGCCGATGGTCTGGGTTTGGTTCTCGCAGCGCTGCTCGGCACGGCGGCAGGCATCAGCCCAAAACTCTTCGTTGTTAGGCATGGTTGCGTGCCTCCTTCCACTCGCGCATAGCGTCCATCAGTTCCTCCGGGGTCACGGACTGGGCGTGACGGAAGCAATAAGCGAGGGCGTCGCCGGCCTCGCGGAGCGTCTCCAGTCGTTCCTCGAGCTGCCGGATGCGGGCATCCTTGGCCGACAGCATATTGCCCTGGTGCATGGCACGCATGGCGCCGGCCACAGGGTCGAAGGGGTCGAAGTCGTCGGAGGGCTTGCTCATTTGGTCAGGGGGCGGGGGGGGAGGTTAAAGC